ACAACCGAGTGTTTAACCTACGTCAAGAGCCTACAAGCTGCGCATCTTGTTTTAGAGAACTGGTATTTAAAATGCAGAAAGTTTACGCTGAGTACGAGAAATGAGATACTACATCTTAGACTACGGCAAAGACTTGATTGAGTACGCTCACGGAATCTCTGAGAGGATACGAAAAGACGGACACCACTTAATCGAATACTTCACAGATGCCGATGGTTTAATGTGCTTAGAAGAACTAACAGAAGACGAATTTTTAGACCACTTTAAAAAAATAAAAGATGCCTATACCAACTCCACTTCCAAAGGAGCAGAATAACGAGTTCATCCAAAGATGTATGATGGATGACACAATGTCAAAAGAATACAAAGACATTGACCAACGCTACGCAATATGCAGAGAACAACTAACAAAACACGAACTAACAAATGGCAAAAATAGGAAGACCAAGAATACTAAATAGTCCTGACGAACTATACGAACTATTCGAAAGATACAAGAGAGAAGTAAAAGCCAACCCAAGAATCAAAAGCGTATTTGGAGGTAAGGAATTTGAAGAACGTGCAGAGCCACTCGAAAGACCACTCACACTCGAAGGATTTGAACTTTTTTGCTACGAACAAGTTGGAGTTGTAGAGCAGTATTTTAAGAATGCGGATAAAAGATACGATGAGTATATACCCGTCTGCACGCGTATAAGAAAAGCCATACGTCAAGACCAAATAGAAGGTGGTATGTGCGGTCAGTACAATCCGTCAATCACTCAACGATTAAACGGACTAACTGAGCGAGTAGAAAACACAGTAGTAACTGAGCAACCACTATTTAACTTTAATGTTTCAGGTAACAACGGCAATACGGAAAATCTATAGTCTCGAAAAGAGAGTTAAGATAATTCAAGGCGGTACATCAGCAGGAAAGACGTTTGGTATCTTGCCTGTGCTGATAGACAAGTGCGCTCGTGAAAAAGGATTAGAGGTTTCGGTAGTTGCTGAGACCATTCCGCATTTGAGAAGGGGTGCGCTAAAAGACTTTCTAAAGATTATGCGATGGACTGGTAGGTATGTTGAGGATAGATTCAATGCAACCCTACTTAGATACGAATTTGCCAACGGAAGTACAATGGAGTTTTTCTCTGCTGATAACGCATCTAAACTACGAGGAGCAAGACGTGACATCCTGTACATCAACGAATGCAACAACGTAACCTTTGATGCTTACTTAGAACTTTCCATCCGTACCAAGAAAGAGATTTACTTAGACTTCAACCCTGCGAATGAGTTTTGGGTTCACACCGAACTAAAAGACGAACCTGACGCAGACTTTATTATCCTTACCTACAAAGATAACGAGGCGTTAGATGAGAGTATTGTCCGTCAAATAGAGAAGAACCGAGATAAAGCAGCTACGTCTAACTATTGGGCAAACTGGTGGCGTGTGTATGGTCTTGGTGAGGTAGGTATGCTTGAAGGAGTTATATTCGATAATTGGAAAGAGATTGACAAGATACCTGACGATGCACGATTAGTAGGTATAGGACTTGACTTTGGATACACGAATGACCCTACTGCTGCTATTGAGGTTTATAATTGGAACGGAAAACGAATAGTAAACGAACTTGTTTACCGCACAGGAATGCTAAACTCTGACATCGCAAAGATACTTCCGTCAAGCGTTACTATCTACGCTGATTCATCAGAGCCAAAATCAATAGACGAGATTAGACGCTACGGAAAGACGATAAAAGGAGTTACAAAGGGAGCGGATTCAATCCGATACGGAATTGACGTAATGCAACGTCAGGAGTATTTAGTCACAAAGCAAAGCACTAACCTAATCAAAGAACTTCGCTCGTATTGTTGGGATGTAGATAAACACGGAGTAAGGCTAAAAAACCCTGCAGGAGGAAACGACCACGCTATAGATGCACTTAGATACCACGAGATGGAGAATCTCGGCTTAAATTCAAATTATGGACAATACGCAATCCGATGAGTTGCCTCGTATGAAAGCAATAGTAGAGGAATACATCTACAAACGAACTGGCAAAAAGGTACATATTGTCTTTAACGATGTGTTCAGTATGCGTAAACATTCTCAAATGTTAGCACAAGCCTACTCTTATGTCCTTGCTCAAGAATACAAAAACGATTAATTGACTTATAACAATATGGAAATCCAAGTAAAAGTACCTACCTCACTAAATGAAATCCCGCTTAAACACTATGTGGACTTTCTAAACGTGCAGAAAGGTTCTAACGATGAGGAATTTATTGCTCAAAAGATGATTGAGATTTTCTGTGGTATCCGTTTAGCTGACGTTGCTAAGATTAAACTTACTTCGCTCAACGAAATGGTGCTACATTTTACAAATCTATTCTCGGCAAAGCCTGAGTTTAAACAGACGTTTAAGATTGGAGATATTGAGTTTGGATTCATTCCTAATCTTGAGGAGATTTCTTTCGGTGAGTATGTTGATTTGGAGAATCACTTACAGGGATGGGATACATATAACAAAGCTATGGCGGTTATGTACCGTCCTATCAAAACACGAAGTAAAGACAAGTACGAACTCCACGAGTACACACCAAGCAAAGACCATCAGGAGCTGATGCAGTTTGCTCCACTTGATGTTTGTATAGCAGCATCGGTTTTTTTTTACAATTTAGGAAGCGAGTTACTGACGGCTACCCTGAACTATTTGGAGAAGAACCTGAAGAAGGACAAGAACCTGTTAACGACTTTAGCGAAACAACTCAATTTGCCAAGCGATGGGGATGGTATCAGTCAATATATGGACTCGCTAAGGGAGACGTTACTAAGTTCGATGAGATTACCAAACTTAGACTTACTAAATGTCTCACCTATCTCACCTTCGAGAAGCAAAAAAACGAAATCGAAAGACGGCAACTTGAAAGACAATTAAGAAGATGACAGGATTTTACAAAGTATTAGAATTAATTAAGTGGCATTTCGACAATGACCCTATTGTAAACACAACTACGGAGGGTGACATTTTTGAAGTGGATTTAAACAAGCAAACAATCTTTCCGCTTGTACACTTAATGACCAACAACGTATCTTTTGAGACTAACGTAGTACGCTACAATCTCTCGTTGATTGCGATGGATGTAGTCAACATTTCAAAAGAGCCGACTACTGATTTATTTAGAGGAAACAACAACGAGCAGGACGTATTAAACACCCAACTGGCAGTATTGAATCGTTGTTACGATATGATGCTACACGGCAACTTGTGGGATTTAGAGTTTGTAGTAGACGGTAATCCTACCTGTGAGCCATTTACGGAGAGATTTGAAAATTTTATGGCAGGATGGACAATGACATTCGATGTCTTAATTCCTAACGAGATGACCATCTGCGACACGAGCGGTTACTCACCTTTTTGTCAACCTGCAACCGTAACGAACTCAAACCAAAGTTATACGGCAACCGTAGCAAGTGGAGCGGTATTGACTTTGCCTAACGAAACTTTGAATCTACAAATAGACGGAACTCAAGTAGCAACATCTACTTACGCAACTTTAAGCAATCAAACAATAAATTTAGTATGGCAGTAAATATTAACATACCATCACAAGTAAAAACCTACGCTAATTTAGCTGCATTCCCTGCTACAGGGAGCTTAAAAACTATTTTCATAGCAGAGGACACAAACAAAACTTATCGTTGGACAGGCAGCGTTTACGTTGAGATTTCAGGTGCAGACTTTTCAGGATATGTACCTACGTCAAGAACCCTAACAATAAACGGAACTACTCAGGATTTATCTGCAAATAGAACGTTTACTATACCTACTGATTTAACAGTAGGCACTACACCGATATCTTCGGGTACAATAGGAAGAGTATTGTTTCAAGGTACGGGGAATGTGTTGCAGCAGTCAATTGATTTCGCTTTTAATACTGCAAATTCCAATTTATTATTAGGTAGAAACGCATCAAATACATCTGCTTTACTTTTTCAATATCCTAGAATGGCAGGTATTAATGGAGTAATTTGGGCAGAAACATCTGCATCATCTCCTTATGGTTATATTGCATTAGATAGAGGGACGGGCGAAATGAGAATGTTTACTAACACTTCATACTTCCCAACATTCTACTCAAGCAATGCTGAACGTATGCGTATTGCCACAACAGGCAACGTCCTAATAAACACAACAACCGATGCAGGCTTCCGTTTAGACGTCAATGGTACTGCGAGGGTGCAGGGTAACTTGACATTTGCATTTACTACAACTTATATTACAACTTCAAATACGGGCGGTGGTATAAGTGCGGGAGTAAACACATTTTTTAACAACGGTGCAACTTGGATAGATGATTTAAGTGTAAGAGCTTTAGATATTACATATGGCCTTGGAATAAAAATAGCCAATACAACAAGATACCCCCTTTCATTAGGTACTAGTTCAAAGGCAGTAGCATCTGCTCAATTAGAAATGGTAAGTACTACCCAAGGCTTCCTACCCCCACGAATGACCACAACACAAAAGAACGCAATTGCTACACCTGCCGAAGGACTTCAAGTTTGGGACACAACACTTAAGTTAATGTCAGTTTATAACGGCACAACTTGGATATCACTTTAAACTAAAAATATGACAACACAAACAACAAACGGAGTAGCAATTGAACCAATTGTCTACCCACTAAACGCAGGAACGGCTACGCAATTATCCGTATTAGTTCTTAACTTTACAACTGAAGCAACGACTTGCACAACGTACTGGCAGTTGCTAACGGCAGACGGACTCCAACTTTCGCAAGGTAACTACACTTTGACTGAAGAAGAGTTCGCAGCTTGGGGTACTGACAACAACTACGTTAACGAGTGCGTTGCTCAAGCAATCGGAGTAGTAATCCTTTAAAAACACGAATATGTTAACGCTATCAGAAAAACAAGTAAAGCAATTGGAAACGGTAATCAGTCAAATGCCTACAATGTGGGGTATTCAGATTATCAACATCCTAAACGCAAAGGACGAGGAAAACACGGATGCAGAAAGCGGAAGTACAGAAGGCGCTTGAGAAGTTTAGAGACCACGTTGTAAGCGTATCTAAACGCAACCTAACGAACTCTAAAAAGAACTCGTCTAAGAAGTTGTATAACTCTATAAAGGGAAACGTCAAGGCAATGCCTAATTCGTTCTCTATGGAGTTTACGATGGAAGACTACGGAGTGTTTCAAGATGCAGGGGTGTCAGGTACTAAAAAGAAGTACAACACCCCTTATTCGTACAAATCCAAGATGCCACCTGTTAAGGCTTTTGATAAGTGGATAGTTCGTAAAGGACTTGCACCAAGAAAGTCGGGTGGTCAATTTACCTCACGTAAGTCGCTTGCTTTTCTGATTGCCCGAAGCGTATTTAGAAACGGAATAAAACCGAGCTTGTTTTTTACTAAACCTTTTGAAGCTGCCTACAAGAACTTACCGCAAGAACTGGTAGAAGCATACGGACTTGACGCTATCGAATTATTCAACGAACAAATAGACCAAATTATAAAGAATGGCAACAATTAATGCAAGGAGTCCATACATCGTAACAATAAACGAAACAGGACAGATTGAGACAAAACTGCAAATCTTCCTTTGGAATGGTACAGGTTCAATGCCTGCTTCTCCTGCTTACACTTTAAGCAAGAAGATACCTTCGTCTAACAATCCTGCGACTTACTACGATGTTTCGCCTTATATCCGTGAGTATATTGACCACGACACTCTACAAACCATTACAAACATTTTCACGGCTACTCCTTCAGCGCAATGGTGCAACGTAGGTTTAAAACTCTTCAAAAAGGTTACTACGTCTTTTGTTCAAGTGGGTTCTACGCAAACGCATTTTGGTGTTGACGGATACGGATACTATGACGAAGGATACAACCCTGCTTTAGGTAATTACTTGCTTACTCAAGGAACTTACACTTATAACTATGATTTAGGCGGTGAGTACGGGTGGTTAACTGTGTACACAGGCAGCGGAAACTCGGTCAAATACACGAACCTATCAACGGGCGTAAGCTATACTACAGGTTTAACAAATA